CGCTGCTCCTGTTGCCACTCCTGGCGGTCCTGGTGGCAATGGAAGTAGGGGTGGTTTCGCAGGTTCAGCATTAACTGGAAACGATTTTAATTATACTGGAACTATTATTACAACTGGCACAACTCCTACCCCTACGCTACTAGGTAATATCAGCATTAATAACGGCGGTCAAATTTAACTACGAGATATATGCACATATATAAAAGGAATCTTATTAAATATTATGTCTGAACAATATCCCTCCATTGGAGATCAATCAAAGAACTTAGCAAAAAGTGTTTTTACTATTTTTAAAGGTATGATGCAAGGTGAACCTATATTTGCTGCACCAGAGGTTCAACAAGAAAGATTAGATATTTGTAATGCTTGTGAGTTTAATGATAAACCAGAAGGAAAATGTATTAAGTGTGGTTGTGTTTTAGACTGGAAGATTCCTGCTGCTGCTATGGAATGTCCAGAGGGTAAGTGGGGAATGGATGAGATTGGTTTCACTCAACATGTTATGAAAAAGCTTGACAAGGAACCAGAAAACAGTTAGACTACCTTTGTCTGGGTTGAGGATGGCACAAGAGCCTCTTAAAGAAAGATATAACTTTTAGAACAACCATACCAAAGGTATGTATAAAAATCCAATTTTCTAACTGTCACAAGGTTCGTCAGTAGAGTGAGCTCTGTGCTATAATATGTGCATATCTGAGAGACCTCTGTGACCATCACCCTTCGTCCACACCAAGAGCGTGCTGTTGCTGCTATGGGTGAGAACACCAAAGGTCAGGTGATCATTCCTACTGGCGGTGGTAAGACCATCTGCATGATTGAAGATGCCAAACAAAGATTTGAGAACACTGATAACTCTACTATTGTTGTCGTTGCTCCTAGGATTCTGCTGGCGAATCAACTATGTTCCGAGTTCCTAGAACTCATCAAGGATGTATGTGTGATTCATGTTCACAGTGGTGAGACCAAACATTTCAGCACCACTAAACCTGAGCGTATCAAACTTGCTATTGGTATGTGTGACCTTGCTCCTACCAATCGTATCATCTTCACTACCTACCATTCTTTACATCGTGTTGTAGAGTCTGGTATCAAGGTAGATACAATCTATTTCGACGAGGCACATAATAGTGTTCAGCGCAATTTTTTCCCACCTACCGACCATTATTCGTCTATGGATGGTGTGCGCTGCTTTTTCTTCACTGCTACTCCTAAGCATAGTGCTACTATCTTCAAACCAGGAATGAATGATGCTGCCGTTTATGGTAATGTCATCTGCAATGTTTCTGCACCTGAGTTGGTAGAGGGTGGTTACATTCTGCCTCCTAAGGTTGTAGTCAAGAAGTTGGAGATGGTGCAGGATAAGCAACATGTTGCAGAGCGTGATGCTGAGAACCTGATTGAATCCATTGATGAGAACTCCCTCAACAAGATTCTTATCTGTGCTCGTTCTACCAAGCAGATTGTTTCTCTTACTTCTAAGTCTGACTTCACCCATCAGATGCATCAGCGTGGTTACCATGTGATGTATATTACTGCCAAGACTGGTGGTATCATTGATGGTAAGAAAGTTCATCGTGATGTGTTCTTTCAGATTCTGAATGACTGGGGTAAAGATTCTACCAAGAAGTTTGTGGTTCTTCACCACTCTATTCTCTCTGAGGGTATTAATGTTTCGGGTCTAGAAGCTGTGTTGTTTATGCGTAACATGGACTACATTGGTATCTCTCAGTCAATCGGTCGTGTGATCCGTCTGGGTGGGTCTGAGAAGACCTTTGGACTGGTATGTGTCCCAGTCTATGATAAAGTAGGTATCAGCACCGCTAAGAGTGTTCAAGCGGTTGTAGATACTGTATTCCAACAAGGTGAACCTGCTATTTCTGTTGTCCGTCGATGAATAAAATCTATCAAGGTGATTGTTTAGAAGTAATGTCCACACTTCCTGATGGTTGTGTGGATATGGTGTTTTGTGATTTACCCTATGGAACTACACAGAATGAATGGGATTGTATGATCCCATTTGATGATCTGTGGCGTGAATATAATCGTGTTGTGAAAGAGAATGGTGCTATTGTTCTCACTGCACAACCACCATTCGATAAGATTCTTGCATGTTCTAACTTGAAGTATTTCAAGTATGAATGGATATGGGAAAAGAATAAAGCAACGGGTCATCTTAATGCAAAGAAGATGCCAATGAAAGCACACGAAAATGTGCTGGTATTTTATCGTAAGTTGCCAACATACAATCCCCAGATGACACATGGGCATAAACCGATGAACGCGGTGCTGCCACGGGATAATATGCCTGCGCCAGATAAAAAACGCAATTATAACCATGTTGATAAGAGACTGGGCAATCCTGGTGGTGGGACAACACGCTACCCTCGTGATGTTCTACAATTTCCTGTTATCAACAACGATGATCCATTGAAGTTTCATCCTACACAGAAACCTGTGCCAATGATTGAATACTTTATCCGCACATATAGCAATGAGGGTGATGTGATCATGGATAATTGTATGGGTTCGGGTTCTACTATCATCGCTTGTAAGAATACTAAACGCCAGTATATTGGTATTGAGTATAGTGAAGAATATTATCAGAAAGCAAAGGAATGGATTGAGTCTTATGATAAGATTGATCCCTTTGTGACAGATAAAGAACTGTCTCAACGGCAACCGAACGGGTTGGAAGCCCTGCTATAATATGTTCATGACAAGGGAGCAAACCCCATGCGGATGAAAGTTCAACTTTATGTTGCTGGTAAGACTTTCTATGAGTATATGGAGGCTGTTGATTACAGTCATGCTCGTCAGATTGCACTAGCACGCAACCCTGGCGCCACTGTTATTGGTTGTAATGCTGACTATAGCAGTGATAACAACAGTGGTGGTGGATTCTTTAGCAGCAGTTCTTCATCATCTGCCACAACTTCATCTAGCAGCAGTAGTGATGGTGGCGACATTGGTGGTTACTTTGGACTTGCTTTGCTCATCGGTATTGTATGGGCAGCGTTTACTTTCCTGCCTTGGGTTGTAATGGGTTTGGGTGGTATGATTGGCGCATGGATTGGTAAACAAACTGGTCGCACTAGTTTGGTTATTCTTCTTGCTCTACTTGCTGGTGGTGCTGGTTACTATCAAGGTGACAAGTGGCACGGTGAATTGACTGAGTTCTTTGCTACTGAAGAAGTAACTTATGAATAAGTTTCAGAAACCTTTTGTACCTAACTCTGATCTCCTGAATAATACACCAGGAGACCCAGAGGGTTATGTCACTAATGATGGTATGATTGCTGCCGTTCCATATGGCAAAGGGTTCATCATTATACATAATGGGAAGCAGGTTCATCAATGTAACACTTACAAGCAATCTCTTGCTTACATCAAAAAATTGGTTAAAGTAAACAAGAAAACTAACTCACCATTGGAGAAAATCCTATGAGCATGACCAAAGAAGAGAAACGTAAAGAAGCTTTCTTTATCTTTTATGATAGTGTGCTGAAACCAGATCCTCAACTCAGAGTGTATGCACATGAGCAGGAATGTTTTCATGAACTCATGGAATGGCGTGAAGAAATCATCACTTACCTAGACCAGAGGCGCAATGACGGATTCTGATTACACCTGGTATGATGAGTGTTTTCGTGTAGAAGAAGGCACCCTTTGGAATAGTTTTCTGAAAGATGGTACACCTATTCTTTCTACACTAACTAAAGAGATGTGTATTGTTGAAACACGTCACTATTTGAAAGCAAAACAGGATGGATTTGACAAAACTAAAGAAAGAACCTATGATGGTACTGTTGGAGGAAAACTATGAGCAAACGTACTTTTGTAACCAAGTCTGGTGATACTTGGGAGTGGGAAGAAAGTAAAGAGACTAAGAAAGCACTAGCACAATACTGGGCTGGTGATTATCAGGGTCCATTGTATGCACCACATCCTGATATTGTCAAGGAACAGGATGACAAACTCAACTATGATACGAGTGGCAAATGAAACCATTAACACCAGCAGAAGTTAAAGAAGCAGCGGATACTTTCTTTCCGTTGTTTGATATCGTGCATCGTAGTATGCCAGAGAACTGTACTGTTGAGGATACCCTCAAAGTGATGGAAACTGTTTGTAATCTCGCGCATAAGAATCGTGAGGAAGAAAAAATCGCTGCTTTTGGGTTCTTAAAAGATGAAGAAGAGACCGAATCAGAATCAGATTCAACAGAAGATACATAAGTTAGATGCACCTATCCCAATGTATGAAGAACTAAACGACTTTGAGAGAGCTCTTTCTCATTTTGGTACAAGGGTAGAACTTATCTGTGCAATGGAACTTGGTTCTAAAATTGATGCAGAGACGGCATACCAGAATATCAAGATGGAACTGAAAGAGCTCAAAAAAGTTAGGAAGAAAGATAAATGAGTGATAGTCTCAAAGTCACACAGAATGAGGATGGTTCTTTTACATTAGACTGGGATAAGAAAGATCCAGAGTGGTCCTGGATGAACAAGCTAACTAGTAAGGAACTACAAGATCTTGTAGAACAAATTATTAGGGATGACCAACATGGATAAAGAATATGCACAATATTCGCTTGAATCTTTGAGGAATTGGATTCATGATGCTATGGATTCGGGTGTAACACCACAAGAGATTTACGATGCTGTCACTGATGAAATTGATTTGCAGATTAAATATCACTCTCAAAGATTGAATCAAGCAAATGAATTAAAGACTTTATTTCATTATGGTGGAACCCGCCCAAAAGTGCCATCTTGGGATGATTTAATTAAAGAAGGGTATGAATATACACCGTTGATCCCAAAGAAAACATAAAGATTATAGATAATTGAAACTGGGTATGTTATCATACTCACATACAACCATCCAAACACATGACACTACCAAACAACACCCAAAAACTGGATAAGAATGAGGTAGAAAGCATCAGCAATGCAGTCAAAGATGCAGGTATTCGTGCTATCCATCCTGAGAAGATGGAAGCATATGCTGACTACCTTGTAGCACAACTGAATAATCAAAACGACGGATTTAACATTCCTCGTAGTCGCACTGGTGGCGCACTCGAAGAATAAATACTTAATATACAGAAACAATCCTATGGATAGCATCGAACAGCATATCGAAAAGGATAAAGAAATCCTTGAAGATCCTACTTTGTCGCCACAAATGCGTCGCCACACTGTAGACGAACTACAACATCTTGAGAAGTTTCATGATGCTCACCCCGAAGATCATCACGATCCATCAGCATTTGAAATGTATTGTGATGAGAATCCTGACGCGGATGAGTGTCGAATCTACGAAAGCTAAGACAGTTCAATAAGTGGCACAGCACCCTTCCCAAGGGTGCTTTTTTATTGTATATTATAAGGGTGGTTGAGAGACCACTCACACACTGACCTCCTACGGGACTAAACCAAACGGGAGCGCTGGTCACCTCCCAATTCTCTATTTTCTTCATCATGGCAACTCGCTCACGCATCGGTATTGAACTCAAAGACGGTTCTATTCTGTCTGCCTATCATCACTGGGATGGTTATCCTGAGTGGTTGGGTCGTCAACTGATGGAACATTACAACTCCCGTGAACTTGCTGCTGATTTGATTGATGGTGGTGATATGAGTGTTTGTTTGACTGATGATGGTGAACCCTCTCCACAGTATTACTCTCTCCGTGGCGAAGATTGCCCGCCTCGCCTTGATGATAGCTTGGATGAGTATTTGGACAAAGACAATAACGAAGAGTTCGGGTATGTATACACCAGTGCCGGTTGGGTTTGCTATGATATGCACTCATTTGACTATCGTAAGAGTCCAGAACGTGTTGAAATCCCTGCGGAGGTGAAGGCATGAGAATCTGGGAATTCTACAACTCTGAAGATGATCAACTCATTGAAGTTGAGGCAGAAGGATTTGAGGAAGCATATCACATTGCTTTCTCTGATGAAGAGTTTGACTCAGAAAAGTTTGAACTCTGGTCAGTAGATGGACAGGTTGGATAGTGTCCATCGGGCATCCTAGAACCACCTAGGATGCCCTATAATACCTTTGTAATCAACGGAGCAAACTACCATGCCTCTCACCGCAGAACAAGGTTACAGAATCCGTGAACAATACTCTGGTGAGAAAGAGAATAAAATATGTGAAGCACATGGTCTGACACAAATTGGTGGTTCTAGAACTAAGGTTGATGGTTCTAATGGTTCTGACAATAAAAGTATTAAAAACGCTAGTGGTTCCTCTACTCAGGTACACTTAACCACACAGAAACACTTTATTAAGTTGATGGGTATCAGTGGCAATGCTGCTGAGTTCATTAAACACTTCTGTGGTTCTCGTGATTATGATTATAATGGTAAAGATAGGCGCACTATTAAACAAATTGATGAGAAATATGTAACTGCATTCAAACAGTTTCTTGATAATAATAAAAAGGAAGTTGTGGATCTTATTATTCGTAACGGTTTTAATATCACTCATGTTATCTACAATGATATAAAGAATGGTGTTGAATATGAGTTGACTTATGAGCAAATTCTTGATAAGATTGAAGAAGCAGAGTGGAAGTTTCTCAGTGGCGGTATTCACCTAAAACTGGGTAAGAAATCTCTATTTCACTTTCAGCGTGAAGGTAAGCGTAATCCTAGCAATCGTTATAATGTTCTGTGGCATATTCACCGTAACTTGTTTCAATGATTATCAATAAAGACTGCATCGAAGGTATGAAAGAGATGGAGGATAATTCTATTGATTGTATCGTAACATCTCCTCCATATAATAAGAAAGGATTGCTTGGTAAAGTTAAACCAGGCAATCAAGTATGGGGTAAGTTTCAGATTGATTATAATACTTATGGTGATGATATGCCTGAGGATGAATACCAGGCTTGGATGATTGAGTTTCTCAATCAATGTCATCGTGTGATTAAACCTGATGGGTCTATATTTTTCAATCACAAACCTAGAAGGTATAAGAACCGTTGTTACTTGCCCACTGACTTTACTAGTCAGAGTGATGCTGAACTGTATCAACTTATCATTTGGGATAGAAGAAACTCTCCTAATCTTCGTAATGATGTTCTTGTTCCTTGCACTGAACATATCTACTGGTTCTGTAAAAAGAAACCAAAAGTATTTCGTAATGCCGTAGATCCTGCATATAGAGGTGAAGTGTGGGTCATCAGTCCTGAACGACAGAAACAACATCCAGCACCATTTCCACCACAACTTGTTAGAAACTGTATTCAACTTACCACAGAAGAAGGCGATTTAGTGCTCGATCCTTTTATGGGTTCAGGTACAACTGCTGTTGTTGCCGAAGAACTTAAACGCAAATGGATTGGTTATGATATTGATAGTAACTATGCTGATATGACAAGGGATCGTGTGACAGTTGAAGAACCGACACAGAACCCCCTAGAAACGGTCCTAGATGCCCTATAATACTAAGGTAATCAACGGATGACCCACTGTGACTTACATCCCTTCCATGCACTCTGAGACCTTTGCTGACTTCGTTGCCACTCAACAGGCACGGAATGATATTCAACTCAACATCCGTAAGTATGCTCTGATGCTGTGTGATGCGCTGGAGATGAACTTCAAACAGCGTAATCGTGGCGAACTTGGTGGTCGTCCTGCTCCTGAGTATAAGTTTTACATCCAAGAAGGTGGGCGTAAGTATCACAAAATTGTGATGGAGTATGAGAATGGTTCTAAATCCGTTCATGCCTTCATTGATAAGAAGACTGGTGATGTTTACAAAGCAGCATCATTCAAAGCACCTGCTAAAGGTGTTCGTTTCAACCTTTGCATTATGAGTGATCGTGAGTGGTTGATGGAACATGCAGATTGGGCTGGTGGTTATCTCTACATCCGCTGAGGTTATCAATGAACATTCTTATTTGTAACGAAATGGGGTGTGCCTATTCTATTGATAGTGAAGGCACACTCTATTATTCTCCACTCTTCATAGATGGGACAATTAAAACAGACGATTGGAGAGAAGTTGAGCACATTGAGCATGACGAGCAGCGTAATTCTCAGGAGAAACTAATCACAATGTCCAAAGCACTTGGAGAGTATTATCAACAGTGAGAAAACGAATTGAGATGATGTTACCCTATATGCAATTTGTTATTGCATTGGTAACACTTATGAAACTTGATGGACAGTCCTGGTGCCACTTCTGATAGTGTCCACTCTGCCTCTGACTCTGCCCATCTCTGCCCTATAATAAGCACATAAGCGAAACACCCCATGAGCATCACAAAAGCAACCATCAAAAAAATCATCAGGCAAACATGTGCAGAAAACAACTTTACCCCAGACCGTGACCAAAAGTGGTCTATGTTCTGCCATGTTTGTGACAACATGCTTCATGGAGGTCAAATCACACTCAAACAACATCAATCTTTCACCCAAGTATTCTGATGAAACTCAACAATCTTAAAGTCTATTGTGTGATTGAGGAAGACCAAGATACTATGGTTGAGGTCATCCGTGAGATGGATTCTGAGTGCAAAATCTCCACTTGGGAACCTGACGGTGATGATGAGAATCCAGGAACTTGGGGGATGTTTGTTGACGACTTCCCTGCTGAGTTGTATGATAAGATTGTAGACTGGTTAGAGAGTGAGAACTCCTGGTGTTTGATTGAAAATGTAGAAATGTGTTTAGATGATGATGACGCTAATGTATATAAAGAGTATATCCCAGACTAATGCCAACAGCAGGAGATAGTCCATTTGAGTTAAATCCTTTTATTGAACTTGTAATGCAATCCAACGCCAACAAAGCTATGTACCAAGACATCCCACTTCGCAATCCAAATGTTAATCCTGGCGCACTGGGTCCAGGTATCTACTACATTGGTGATTTGACTTACTTGAATGATGAAATCCTTGACATTGAGGATTACATCGAAGCAATCGCACCTAATAATGATTGGAAGAATAGTCAATCAGGTATTCTGAAAACTAGGAAAGGTGTGACATTTGCTAACTTCTCCACATGGTGTGGTGATGGATTATATTACGATAATAATGGCAATGAATATTGTGTCGATGGTGGATGTATTGGTGCTTATCCATTAGAAAGAGATCAACTCGAACAACTTGACACAGTGCTAGGTAATGTGGTAGTATTTGATCGTAACTTCACTGTCCAATATGATGAGGAATCTGGTGTAATCCGCTTCGATAACATCTTTATTGATACACACCCATGAGTTATACTAAACAACAATTAGTAGAGGCATTGTGTGCGGAATATGATTATCTCTGCCATGATGATTTCAACCCTGAAACTGATCCCACACTCGACGAATATTGTGAGATGATAGAAAAAATGAGCATGAAAGAATTGATTGAAGAAACTAGCACAGATGAGGATTATACCCTTGATGAATATATGGAGAGATGGGGATGAAAGTTACTGAGCACAACATAGATGCTGATTGGAAGGTAGAAGAAATTGAGGCACTAATGGAACTTGTAAAGAGGGAAATCAAAGACAATGGGGATAAATCTATCCAAATGTTTTATGCCAAAATCTATGGTAAATTGACGGGAATGAAATATGACTGCAACTCATAAACTTATCTTCGTAGGTTCATTTATTTGGTTAATGCACTGGGGTTCATGTCTATCATCGAAATTAGTGGAGATGGTTTTGTTTACGACATCTGTGCGGATGTTACCCGGTGGTTTCTGAATAAGTATTATCCAAGGCATAAACTTCATGTGGAGATTAAGCATCATCAACTTGATGATTACCGTGATTTTGGTTACTGTGATGTGGTCGGTAAAAGATACCGTCCACGCCACTTTTTGATTGAACTTAAACCGTTCATGTCGGAGAAGAAGTATATAAAAATCCTTTTCCATGAACTGACGCACATGGGACAGTTCATAGACGGTTATCTCAAACAGAAAGACGGAAAATTGATTTATTTCAATGAACCAGCATCAGATTGGGATTATGAGCATCAGCCCCATGAGATAGTTGCACGGGAGCAAGAAGAAAATCTATATGCACTGTACCAGTTGGAGAAGCGCACACCAACCGGTCCCAAAGCGCCCAGGGTGGTGCTATAATTACAAGGTAATCAAGGGAGACACCCCATGCAACTCACAGCACAAGGCGGCAACATGGTTGTTGATTTCTATCCGGTCAAGTTTGCCGATGGTTCTATTCACAATCGTTTGATGCTCAAGGTTGTTACTTTCATGGGTGGTACCCAGTCTAAGTCTTACATCAACAAAAAAGATGCTAAGAATGAAATTCAGTCACGGGTGTATAATTACAACTATGAGGTGACTGAATTCCACACTACACCTCAACTGTTCAATTCTGCACTTTGTGCCGCTTGCTAATGTATTACTTTCCTAATCGTCTGATGGATGATGACAGACAGCATCAGACTCCACCAGAAGAACCTACCACACCTGAGACTGAACCGAGAGAGACAGTCGAAGAACCGTCCACTGAGACAGCAGATCCTTGACAAGTCTGCTATAATAAGTTCAACAAACAAAGGGAGACCAATCCATGACTGATCGCGAAGCACTGCAACTGCGTGAGAACATCCAGGAGCAAATCAGTATTGTTGCTGAATTGTGGGACTGGTCTGACTTTGAAGAGACTGCACTTTGTCAACTTGTGTGTGACTGTTTTGAAGACTACAACATCACGAATGAGGAGGTATTGAGTGGGACAACTTTCTGATTGGGAAGACTTCTGGCACGGACAGTCTATTGAGGAACAGGAAGAATCGATTGAGAAATCAATCATTGCACTGTCCCGACATAAACTGAAATTGTTGGAAGAAGTCCAAAACATCAACATTCAAATCGAACAACTTCGCAATTCTCTCAAATGATCAAGGCAGAACAACAAATCATCGAAGACATCAACTTCCTGGTGTCTGTTGATCCAACCTTTGCAGAATCACCTGATGATGTTGATAAGGTGTTGGAAACATGTGAGAACTTGGGTGGTATCAGTGCAGAGTATTTCTATCATGAGTTTGTACTAATGACGGAAGATTCTTCTAAATATCACGATGCTGATTATCTAAAAATTGATTGGAGGCTGTCATGAGTATTGGTATTAATTTGACCGAAGGAGAGTTAGATCTCCTTCTATCTTCATTGAATTATCTTAATGAGGAACAGGAAGTAATGCTGATGCACAAACATGGATCAGTCCAAGTTCTTTATGATAAGTTATACTTTGCACTACAAGAGTGTCAAGGTAAGCAACCTCATAAATCTCTAACTCCACCCCATCGTCCTTTGAATGGTTTTGGCAATGCTAAACACCAAGCAGTATAATATCTTAGCAGCACTTCAACAGGTTGATAATATCACCAAATTAATAAAGGATAATGATTGGAAGGAGTATATTTACAGCCACCTTACGCCTATCAAGTTTGAATTGGAAAGACAGTATTATAACTCTATGGAGGAGACAAATGGCAAAGAAGTTTAATGTAAACAAACCACAGGTAGTAATCTCACCATCACAAAAACTACCTACAACAAAACAAGAAGAAACTGCACTCTATTGTATTGAAGAGAATGTCACGACAGGATGGGAAATTGTAGAGACTAATCTAACAAAAGAGAACTGTAAGTCTAAGTATGATCATATCATTAATACGACTGGACTACCACCATACTCTTTACGCATCAGAAGAATTAAGTGATTGAACTACCTGTAGAGTTTACACACACTCCACCTAATAATTACTCCTATGAGGTAACCCAACATAACAAAAAGTATCTTGCTATATGGATAATCAATCACCAAGAGTTCACATATACTGATACACCTCCCAGATCTATATGGGGTTTCTATAATATCAATAATCGAGTGTTTCATGCGCCGGTAAATGCAAAGACAGTAGGAAAGGAAGTAACTGAAACAACGCCATATAGTGCAATGCAATTAAATCGTAACCCATTACAACAACTCTTATATGCCTAATGAAACTAAGTGGAGCGCATATGTTCTATTACAATCGAATAGGTTAGTCAAAGTAGAGTTTGTATGTGAATCAAACCT